GTTCCCTTGGGGGCCCCCCAAAGGGGGGGGGGGGGGGGGGAAGGCGGGGGCCGGGCGGTCGGAAGAAAGGAATTCGGGCCGGCCGAGGCTGAAGTGGGACAAGATATTGTTTGCAGTATCTGTATCGCACATCACTATATCGAAACCAACAAACCCGAAAGGAGCGCCTTCTAATTGCAAATCAAACTCAGAGGTAATCGTGACGAAAAGCTCAGTTTCGTCGAACAGATGCTTAAAAACCGCGGAGTATAGAATACAGAGGGTTTCTTTGACCTGGACTGGGACTGCGTCAATGACCCACACAATCTGGACTTTATCGAAGAAGCGGCGAATAAGCTCATTCAACACGTTGAAAACGAGTCTAAAATCGCTTTTCTGGTGGACGTCGATATGGACGGCTTCTCCAGTTCAGCGCTGCTTATCAACTACATCCGGATGCAACAGCAATACGGCGACTGGAAAGATTATGACCCAGAGTTGGTTCCGATCTTCCACAGAGACAAGACTCACGGGCTGGCAGATACCGAAGTTATGCGCCGCCTGAGAGATGAAATTCTCCCCGATCTACTGGTTATCCCTGATGCCAGCGGCACAGACCTCCAATACCAGGCACTGACCGACCTTGACATCGACATTATTGTATTAGACCATCACGATATGGTTGAACGCGGCGATGGCGATAGAGTCATTGTGGTTAATAACCAGCAGTCTGAAAGATATACCAATAAAGACCTGAGCGGCGTCGGCGTCGTATGGCAGTTCTGCCGCGTGCTTGATGAAAAGCTGACTCTCGTCTGTGCCGATAGATGGCTCGACCTCGTAGCTATCGGTAATGTCGGCGATGTTATGGATATGCGTTCTCCAGAAACCCGCTTCCTGGTTATGCAGGGATTACAGAACGATAATATCAATTCCTACTTCTTACAATTCAAGAAGTTTACGGATTACGCTATGCGCGACAAGGATTACTGTCCTCATGTCGTGAGCTTCAATATCGCGCCACTGTTTAACGCGGTCTGCCGTTTTGGTGACTTCAAGGAGAAAGAGTTCCTCTTTAACGCCTTGCTCGACAATATGGCTGGCACAAAAGTTGAGAATGGTAAGCGTGGTCACGAGGATGAAGTTGTTGACCTCGTTGAAGAGGCCTGCCGTTTGGCAACCAACACTAAGAGCAGACAGGATCGGCGCAAGAACAAACTCGTTGAGATGATCGATACGGTCATTTCCGAGGAGGGTCGTATCAAGGACAAAGTCTTTGTATTGGCATTTGACGATTTCGAGGAAGAGTATCGTGCTTTGAGCGGCCTGGTGGCTGGCACTCTGGCCGACATTTATCAGCGCCCTGTCATCTTGACTTTTAGGAAAGGCGATGATTATGTTGGATCACTTCGAGTTAACGGTACCAACCCCGCATACGAAAACTTCAAAGATCAATGTAACGCCTCAGGATACTGTACGTTTGCTTCTGGACATCAATCAGCGGCTGGTATCGGGATTAAAGGTGACTGTGTTGAAAAACTCCAGGAGTATTTCAACGAACGATATAAAGACATCGACTCCGAAGTCTACTACGATGTCGATTTCATTATCGACGCAAATGACCCCTCCTTACCTGACCTTATCGCTGAGCTTGCCCCCCTCAAGGACATATATGGAAAGGGTTTGGAGGAACCGCTTATTGCCGTTACTAATGTCAAAATTGGGCAGTCCAATACCAACCTAATGGGCGCCAATAAGACTACTCTTGGCATTACTTTGCCGAATATGAAGTTTATCAACTTCAAGTCCAGCCGCGAGGAGTATGATTCTCTCAGACCTCCTTATAACGGACAAGTCGAGCAGTTTTATGTTGCGACAGTAATTGGCAAGGAACCAGAGATGAATGTCTGGGGTAATAACTGTACACCACAGCTAAAAATTGAAGACTACCACGTTGAAGGGTCTGTCTTTGATTTCTGATGCTGATTGCATCAAAAAAATTTTTGTGATATAATATATATAGAAAGTGAGAGAGGAGTTAATCTAAATGGTAAACATTTTCAATGTTCCCGTTAAGGAAACCATCAACTGTACTATGCAGTCTAAGTCCATTATGGTCGTTGGTAAGTCCAAGTCCGGTAAATCTACCATTGCTTCTCAGGCGCCGCGCCCAATCTTTCTGATGACGGAGAACGGCGGCGAGGCCTTGACCGGCTTCACCCCTATTCCTATCGCATCCTGGTCCGACTTCAAGAGCGCTGTAAACCAGCTCTGCACTCCCCAGGGTCGTCAGACTTTCGACACGGTTGTCATCGACACTTACACCAACCTTATCCTGCTTCTGGATAAGTATGTCGGCGCTAAGCTGTCTACCGAGAAGAATAGCATGGATTTTGGTTCCGACGCTGACTACGGTAAGGGTACCAAGGCTATGCGTAACGAGCTGGGCATCCAGCTTCAGAAGTTGGCAAATCAGGGCTACCTGATGCTCAACATTGTCCACGCCGAGGACAAAACCGATTTTGATACCGGCAAGAACTATATCGGCACTTCTCTGAGCAACTCCCTGTACGGCGTGGCTGAGAAGTTCGTTGACCAGATTGTTTATCTGCGTCGTGATGAGAGCAAAAAGGGCGTCATTGAGCACCGCATCTGGTTCAACTCCAAGGGCGGCTTCAATGGAGCCGGCGGTCGTTTCACTCCCGATGTGGACTCCGTTCCTTGCTCTTATGCAAACCTTGAGAGCGCCTTGCTCGAGGCTATGCAGAAGTTGGGCGATAATGGCGCTCAGCTGATTAAGTCCGATAGACCCTCTGTGGTCATTGAGCAGGAGAGTTTCGACTTCAATGCTCTAATGGAGGACTTCAAGGCAATGACCACCGACATTGTTGCCAAGTTCCCTGAGGATGGTCCGGCAAGAATCACCTCTTGCATCGAGAAAATCCTTGGTCCTGGCAAGAAAGTCAATACGATGACTGCGGCTCAGGGTGAGCTTTTGGCAGAAATCAATACCGCAATCCAGAACGAATTCAATCTGTAATTAAGAAAAGGAGATAATATCTATGAAGTCTTACAATAACTTTGACATGAAGGGCCGCCTGTACTCCTACTCTCTCGAGGAAAAGGATACCGATAAGGGTACTGCCATCGCCGGCGAGGTTACTCTCGAGGTCGATGACAAGGGTACCACCGCTACTGCCCGTTTCTTCGCATATCCCACTTACAACTCCGGCAAGACCAACCGCACCTACAGCGTGCTTGAGGACATGATGGCCGGCAACTACAAGACTGTGGTTGACGACGCCGACGAGGCTGACTGGCTGGCTATGACTGGCAACATCGACGTCCACTACTTCGTACCTCGTGACGGCGCAAAGGATATCGACGAGCTGGCTCGTTCCCAGAAGCTGCGCGGTTCCTTTGTCAACCAGAACAAGGACCACAAGTACCAGAACAAGTGGAAGCTGGATATGCTCATCACTCGCATCGACGATGTGGAAGAGGATGCTGAGAAGAACATCCCCCACTATGTGCGCGTAACCGGCTACCTGATCGACGACTATCGTGAGCGTGTGATGGTGGTTCAGTTCCAGGCTCGCAAGGAAGCGGCTATGAACTACATCCTGGGTCTGACAGCTTCCTACGACCAGCCTTACTACGTGTCCGTCTGGGGCGAGCTGATGAAGATTGCCCGCACCATCGTTCGTAAGAACGCTTTCGGCGAGGACGAGGTCGACGAGTACGAGTCCTACATCTGGGCTATCACCGGCATGGCTCCTGAGGCCTATGACTTTGGTGACGAGTCTGCGATGACTGTTGAGCAGTACAACGAGTTCCGTGAGAACCTTGACGCTTACAAGAAAGAGTGTTTTGATGACGACAACGACAGCGCCGGTTCCGGCAAGCCCGACCTGGCGTTTTAAGAAATAAATAAGAAAGGGTGAAGAAGTTGGATTACGAGCAGAAAATCGCATTACTGAACGATGACGACTTCTTCACCTTTTTCGGTCTAATGAAAGCCGAACCTCGATGGGTCAATTCCGCAGGCAAGCACTCAATTCAGTTGCTCGGCCTGTGTCACCACGGAGAACACCACTCCGTGGTGTTTGACCCCTCAACACTGAAGATAACTTGCTTCAGTGAGTGTGGAGGGGGAATGTTATTCCACACTTGGGTAAAGCGAGTGTTAGACCTCGAGAATCCGCAGGATGCTAAGGACTTCATCGAGGATTGGATTGACGGTCAGTCAATTAACTTTGATGAACGAGTCCCGAGGGCTTCTGCGGATTTTATCTATAAGGAGCGTCCTTACGAATACCAAGTCATTGAGCCGCTCCCCTACATCGGCTTCGAGGCAGAAGAGATTTTGTATTCGAAGTTTGATACAACCGCCGAAACATTGGGGCGATTGGTGTGGCACACAAAGGATGGTATTGATGTTTCTCTTCTGCAAGAGTTCGGCGTTGCATACTGGCACGAGAGAGATACTATTATCCTGCCTCACCACAATCGACTTGGTCAAATCGTAGGCTTGTATGAGAGAAGTTTCCGACCACTTCGTAAGGAAGTCAAAAAGAACTATCCCGATATTCCCTTCAAGGATTTGGTGAAGTTTCCCAGAGCAAAGTATGTTCCGTTGTTAAAGTGGGACTGCTTTGAAGATGAAGAAAAGACATCTTGGTCTTTCCCAAATACCCAAAACCTATATGGCTTGCACAAAGCGTTGCAGGGCATTAAGGAAACAGAAACAGCAATAGTCTTTGAGGGCGCCAAATCTGTTATGCTGGCTCATCAATATGGCTATCACAACGCAGTAGCCTCCCATACCTTTGGCGCGAACTTTAATCATATTTCAATGTTGATTGAAGCAGGAGCAAAAACCATCATATTCGCTTTTGATAAACAATACCAAGAGCGAGAAGATGACGACAGACAATGGCAGCTCTATGATAAGAAAACTCGCGGTTTAGCGGAAAAGATTAAAGGTCACGTCGATGTTTATCGTATTTGTGACCATACTAATCTGATTGGGTATAAAGACGCGCCGATTG